AGTTCTTTAAGTAGTTGTGCGCGTGAAATAGCCATGATTTAGCTCCTTTTACAGACCAACAGCGTTGCTGTAAGAGTGGTATCCGGGGTTGAACTTCACCAGAATATCAGTATATGCGTCACCCACTGTGGAGAAGCCAACCATGTTTACAAAACCAACGACGCGGAAAGCGGCGGTAGTCGTAACAGCGGAAGCGCCAGCCACAACAGAAGCGGTAGAGTTACCTGTAGTTGTACTACCGGTAGCAACTGCGCCAGTGGAAAAGAACACGTTTGCACCCAGAGCAGCGATGGTAACAGTACCAGCAGACTGAACTTGGAACACAGTACGGTCGTCATCAATCACAAAAGCAACCGCATTCAGCGAACTGGCTGGGTAGTATTGTGAAAAAATGGTTTGACCTTGTGCGTTAACGTAAGAACAACCAACGAAAACACCAACAGCGCCGGTGTTAGCAGTGCCAACAGGGAAGCCGTTTGTAGTTGCGTCAGCGCCAGTAGCGGTAGCGATTTCGATGTAACCCGAGGTTGTAACATACACCAAACTTCCGTTATAGATGTTTGTGCCGTAACCAGCGGGGTTGATTGCAAACGAGCGAGTGCTACCTGCATAAGGTAGGCCACCCAACTCGTTTACGGCACGAAGGCCGTAGGGAGAAGCGGTAGATGCCATTTAAGGTCTCCTAAAAATTAAATACCTTTACCGAAAGTTACCTTGGTACTACGCTCTTTGAAAAGCGGCATACGTGGGTCACTCTCGCGCATGTACGTGTTATCTACAGAATTCATTTGAGTTTCCGCTTGTTGGCGGTAGTACTCGTCACGTTGTTCCGTAAATTCCACGGGTGTTTTGCATAACATCAATCCACCTACGACAACACTGTCTGGAAACTGGCCATCGGCCGTACCAAACAATCTAATCTCAGGATGGTCAGATGCCTTTACAGGCTCCCAGCCTTCACGTAGCTTCGAGGATAAATTTGTCGGATCATCTTTGCCAAGAATCGCGGTACGAATCCAGCGAAACGCATAACCCTCCTCCGGTGTGGGATCAGGTAGAAGCTGGGGTGGCAGCCACTTCGCTGGGCGAGTTGTGGTTGCGCGGGTATCGAGCTCGCGGCTCTTACGAATTTGTTCAGTCATAATTTATTTCCTCATTTCTTCCGCAACCTTACGAGCATAGAGTTCCAAAGGAACGCCGAGCCGCTTGGCGATGTTTACCTGCGTTTGTGTAAGTACGATCTTTCGAGGCGCAGTACTACGTGATGCTGGTGCAACTACATTTGATTTTGTTCGCTGAGAAGTTTTAGCATCAGCGGGTTCCTCTGCAAATGACTCAGGGAACCGTTTTCTCATGTCGGTGTCGATAGCATCGTAATATTCATCACTAGCCACAGGCACACCGGAATCTTTTAGGTCCTCATGAAGTATGAGAGCGTATGCTGCCATTTTTCGGTTGGTACCAAACCACGAGTTTTTATCTAACCAGTCGCGTGTTTTAGCATCAACTTCGGGCGCTTGAGGAGCCTGTTGTTGCGTTTGTACAGGATATTCTGTAGTTTGTAAAGGGGGCGGCTTAAAATTCTGTACTTTATCTGCACGAATTGCTGCGGAAGTCAGTTTTTCCTGCGCCTTTGTAATGGCGTCGGAGTCCCCAGCCTCGTAGGCGTCCTTGTAAGCCCGCTTGGCGTCCTCGATTTCCGAGGCTACCACCAGCTTAGCTTGGTCAATCAACGCTGTTTGGTTGGATGCCAACGACCCTTGCAGGCGTTTGTTCTCCTCCACAACAGATTGTGCGACCCGTACAGCCTCTTCACGCTCGCGCAAGGCCACTTCCTTGGCCCGACGCTCTTCGTGATACCCCTTATTCATGTGGGCAAGGCGGTCTTTTAGCTTTTGATCGCTATATTTGGAGAGTTCTTCCTCCGTTACGGGCTTGGGAGCTTCGCCTAGGGGGGTGCGGTGGCGGTCCTTTTCAGGGGTGTCGTCAACGATTTCGATCTCTGGCTCAGCCTCGGGTTCGACTACTTTCCCGCCGGCGCGAGGGTTTTTGGTACCTTCCTCGTCGGGAAACTCAAATTCAGTTTGTTCGATGCTCATGGCCGTTGTACTCCTCGTGGGTCTTGGATAACTGCTTCAACCGAATCATCATTGATGAGTCGCCACTCGGTATTGTGGATTTTCATCCGTGTACCGCTGTTGGGACGTACCAAGATAAAGTCACCTACCTTGCAGCTTGGGCCGCTGGGGAAGCGTTTTTCGTCGGTAAAGGCGTCAGGGCCCATTTTGGCTACGAACAACACGGGGGACAAAAGCTCCTCGTGGTGCATCATTTGGCTGGTTTTAATCAGTCCGCTCTCTCCGATTTCTTCCTCGGCCTTGGGCAACATACACAGCAAGTGGTACGTAACCGGGTCTGGAATTTGTCGGGCCTTTTCTTCATCTGTGGCGTTGAGTACCCCAGACAAATCTACGGCGTTAACATTAAATTCTGACATTTGACTTCCTTACTTTCACGCATGGGGTTTAGCGTATTTCGGCGGGTAACCCCAGATAAACCCATCCAAACTCAGTCGTCCTGCTCTCCCTGTCGCAGGCGCGACACCATCTCAGATACACGGATTTGTGCTCGGGAGATACCCCGGATTTGCCCGCATAGCTCTTTGTACTCCGCGAAATCAGCTACTTTCCCGCCCGCAATAGCGGAAATAAGCATGTCTCGATCCTCGTTAAGCTGCTTCGTCAGCAGGTCCATTACGTTCTGTTCCATTTACGCTCCTTCCTTTGGGGGTTGGGGCGTGGCCAGCCGCTGCTCGTGCAGTTGTTGTTTGTGGGTGAGCCCCTGCTGGTGGGCCTGATTTTTGTGTTGTGCAGCCTGTGCCATCTGCTGCTGTTTCATACCCTGCTGCTGTTGGGCAACCTGCGCGGCCTGTTGCGCCTGCTGGGCTTGAATCTGTAGCTGCTGCTGGTGCTGCTGTTCAGCTTGTTGGGCCTCTTGCATTAGCTGCATGGGGTCCATACCGCCCTTGTCCGCCTCGAGCGCCAGCTTCTCGCGGTTGTTCGCGATGTCGGCGTCCACCTTGCGGGCCTTGGTATCAGCGTCCTGCTTCTTGATCTGAACTTCCTGCATCTGCAACTGGAGGATCGGGTCTTGGGCTTGCTGCTGAGCTTGCTGTTGTGCAGCTTGGGCCTTGTTGATGGTGAGCAACTGCTGCGCGGCTTGTGCGACCACGCGGGACAACTGGACCTCCAACTCAGGTGAGAGCTCCACGTCAGGTGTGGGCAACGGTGCGCCAAGGCGTTCTTGAATCTTCACGCGGTATGCGTAGCCAAGGTGTTCTGCAATGTGCGCCTGAATGGCAGCCTGCATCTGCGCCGCCATCGGGCTCTGGCCAATAGAGGCTGCGATCATCGGGTCTTGCATGAACGTGCTGTGTACCGCAATGTGTGCTTCGTGATCTTGGTAGATGAACGCCTTCGTGGGCTTGCCATTGAGGAACGCCATGTTCTCCGAGATCGGATCGCGGGGCTTCTGGTCGTCGTCGATGGGCACCAACTTGTCGGCGTTCTTAACACCGAGCACCTCAATCATCTGACGGTGCAGATGTGGGAGGTTGTAAATCTGCGGTGCGCTCTGGGCCAACTGAATGACCGCTTGGTACTGCATGATCCGCTGAGCCATGGTCGAACTGTTGGGGTCCGACACGGGAATAACTTCCACGAGGTCGTAGTCCGCTTGCTTCGCTTTACGATCGCCACCTTCAGGTGTGTAGTTGTAATCTTCAGGGGTGTAGTCACGGATGATTTCTTTGAGGAGCTTGAACTCCTGCTTCATCGAGTAGTGGACACGCGCCTGTACGGCCGACATAGTTTTCAACTGGCGCTCAAGCAGCGCAAGGGTTGTACCTACCGGAGCGTTCGCGCCCATGTCGCTGATGTTCATGTCGGAGATGGAGCCTAGGCGACGACCTTCTTCCGTGATTTGGTTCAGCAACGCCAATAGAACTTGGCTTGGCTCTTTGTATGGGAGCGCCATGATGTTGTCGCGGATCGTGCCGGAGGCAACGTCCACATCTCGGAACTCGCCGGGAGCGATCGGAGTGTCATCTCCTTTGACGCGCATACCCTTGGTCTTCATACCACCGGGCAAGTTCGACAGTGTGCCGGCGTCCACCAACTGACGAATCAGGGATGTACCTGCGCGCGCGTAGCCGCCGATCAAATGAATCAGACCAAGGCCGTAGGCTCCGAACCCGGGCACATAGGTGTACTGTACGAAGTGCTGGCGTTTCTGCTCGAGCTCGTCGTCTTTGTTCCAGTTACGGCGGATGGCCAACACCTCTGAGGTGCCGCGTTCAATCGTAACAATGTAAGGCAGTGCGATCTCATCGTCGTCCTCATACCCGGGCAGGTTGTAGTCAACGTGAATCTCAAGAATCTGATAGCGCTCGTCGTCAGTCAGCGTATAGCCTTGGCCTTCCGCTTTCTTCTTCTCCACGTCAGTGTGGATCGGTTCTGGGTCAGACAACTCGATGTCGCGGTAGAACCCTGCCACCTGCAGCTTACGAATGTCGTTTTTTGTCTTGCGCATCACATGGGTAACACGCTCGGCCGTCTGAGTGCTAGACGCTCCATAAGGAATAATAATATCCTCTGCAGGGATGTACATCGACACCTGCCGGCCCAGTGCTGGGTCGTAGTAGACCTTCTTGAACGCCGATCCTGCCAAGCCCAAGCTGTACAGCATGCGCTCATGCTCCGGGCGATACTCGAGCATCACCTCAGTCAACTGGTAGTTCATGTCGTCGCGGACACGCTCTGCAGCCTCGGTGGTTTCTGGGTTCTCTTCACCAATGATCCGAGTCTTGACGGGGCCCTGCGCGGGGAAGCTCTCAGTAATAGTTTCTGACTGGAACCTGATGGCCGCTTCTGTGAGGATTGTGGAGTACACACCACAGGCACCTAGCCACGGCTCGGTACGCTCTTCGTAGTTCATGCCCAAGACCTCAAGGCCCTTGACATACATCTCCACCCAATCTTTGCGCGACTGGATATCCGTATCCACCAGATCAATCAACTCACTGGCCAGCTTCTGCAACTCACCGTCGTCCATCTCCTCGGCTAAGTTTGCGTCGAACTCTTCTTCGGTATGAGGGAGAATCTCAATCTCCATGCCGCCCGCTTTAATAGTCGTTGACTCAGGATTCTCGATTTCAATTTCGATATCTGGTTCGGTGGCTCCTGCGTCAATACCCATAGGGGCTTGGTACAGGGCGGGGCTCATGCTGTTGGTTGCCATATTATTTCTCTCGTTTGCTTAGTAGAAAGACATTCGGTTGGGTTTCCGAAATGACTCATTATCCTCGTGGTCGGTGGTCAAGCGCAATAGCCCACCCTTGCGGATACGCATTAAGGCCAGCGTCATTGTATCCACCTCGTCGTCGTGCTCGCCGGCCGGGAACGCCAGAATCTCCTCGACCGTGGCTGCCGCCCAAGCGTTCTCAGGGAACCACACATGGCCAGAGGCGAACATGTCCGTCACCGCGTTCAACCGCGCGATCTTGTCCTGCCCTTTCCCCGGGCTGAAGTCCTGCACGAATATACCCGACCTGCGCATCTCGTCAATGAGCGGCTGCCCACTGGCTTTCGCCTCGACGATCACACTGTCTGGCTGCCACTCCTCGAACTGCTCGTGGGCCATCTTCTTTAACTCCGGGAACTCGTACTTCCCCTTGACCTTGTTGAGCAAGATGACGTTCTCCGTCCCGTCCTCCTCGTTTGTCCATGTACCCCACGTATGGCACACAGAATAGTCAGACCGCTGCTTAGTAGTAAGCGCCGTATCGTATGCCTGCACAATGAAGTTAATCGGCGGCGGGTCGTCCTTGGGCCACCACTTAATCCACTCCCGTTTGACGATCGCAGCCTCCGATGCCGTCGGGTTTTGTTGGTACTGAGCGAACCACTGCCACATGATGTGGTGCATTGACGCCCGGGTTTGCTGCAGTGCCTCCAGAGACCACTGCTCCGGCCAGATGGACTTCTCTTCAGGTGTGTTCTCGTTTAGGATAGCTGGGAAATCAAAGGCTTCGTAGTTGTCCCCGCCCTCATTCATGGCGGAATCCTTGAGCAGCCGGCCAATCAGGTCCCGCTGGTGCCACCGGGTATGCAGAACACAGATTTTCCCCTCGGGCATCAAGCGCGTACGCAGGCCGGCACTGAACCACTCGTACGTATTGTCCAAGGAATTGGTGTTTCCGGACTTAATGTCCTGCTCAGACAGCGGATCGTCGGCAATTATGAGGTGAGCACCCCGTCCAGCCAGCGCACCACCCACACCAATGGAGAAATACTCGCCTCCCTTGGTCGTATTCCACTGTCCAGCGGCCTTAGCGTCGCTTGCGATCGCCGTTTGGGGGAAAATTGCCTTGTATTCGGCAGTATTAATCAAATTTCGCACTTTTCTAGCCATAACCAGCGCCAAATCAGCCGTGTGGGAGGCCACAATGACCTTGTGATCGGGGTGTTTGCCTAGATACCATGCAGGGTAGTAGATCGAAATCATCTGGGACTTGCCCATACGCGGTGCCATGCTCACAGCGATCCGGTTTTTGGTGTTCTGCTCCACGTCCATCAGCAGATTGCCCAGCTTTTTCAGGTGAACACCGAACTTATACGTCTTATCAATAGCCGCTATAAACGCAAGGAAGTCCGTCTGGGCCATGGTCACCCGCTTGCGCTCCTCCAACTCGTCAAACATTATCAGGAGCTCGGCTGCTTCATGCCGTGGCATGCCCTTTATGATCTTTTCGATGATCTCGGGGGTTAGCTCCAAGTTGGTATTCATACGTGCCTTGGCATCATCGGCCGACCACCTCTGTGATATCTAAGCTAACTTTCTGGGTGGGCTGGTATGGCGTGGCGGCTTCTGCTTCGACTACCCGGGTGAGGCGCTCGCGCAGCAACTGCTCCAATTCTTCCGTGGGCCGGTGGCGCATCGTAATCTCAGTCTTGTCTGTGAACAATCCAACGTCGCTGATCTTGCCCAGCATCTCAAGTGACTTTAGACGAACCCGTGGGTCTGCATTGGCAGAATCCAAGATGAGCTTGTTGGTTATATATGTACGTAGCTGCGCAGCAGACTTAACTACGATGTGGTCGTATTCTTGCAGGAGCGCTCCAAGGTGAGCGATGATCTCTGGCTTGGCCAAGTCTATATCAGACGCAAGTTGTTGCCCGGTAAAAATAGCCCGGGATGTGTTCATGTTCTCGTCAGAGATTTCGTTCGGCAGTGAGTCGGTATCTACAAGTGCGGCGAGAGCAGCAGCCACTCTGGTATCTAGGGACTCGAAAGTCGGGGCGAATTCAGCAAGCGGAACATCAGTATCTATGGAGACAGGGTACATGGCGAAGTTGTGCAGCCTAAGTTGGGCGGATTGTATAGTATTTTTTTCGAGGTGTGTTTTATTTTGGTACCCGGGGGGTCGCCTATATTGAGGGGGGTGGGGTAGCGCCGTTTAGAATTTAGACTCCACTACGGATTTAGTAGCGTACGCGGACTCCACTACGACTATAGGAGTTATCAAGGGACCTTTTGGTTGTGGTCGTCAATCGGGCACTCAGTGTATATACAGGTGAGGAGTCCCTTCGTACAAAAGGCGGGATGGGGTCGGGGTGGGGTCAGAGTTATATCAATATATGTTTGCTTAATTCTAAGGAACGGGTTATAATCGAATCATCGGGCAACGCTTACTTTCAAGCACCCCGATAAATTGGAGTACCTTATGACAATGTTCAATGAATCAACTACCGCAACTGTTAACCCGCTTTCATTTACAAACCATGTGCTAATCACCGCATGGGAAAATATCGCCGCCGCAACGCAAGGCGTTGAAACCGCCATGCAAAACCATGCGGAAATTTACATCGATTCGATTCAATATGTAATGGATTCAATGCGAGCGAATCAAAAAGAACCAATGGCGGAGTTCACCAAGGGAACCGCCGTCAAGAATCAAGCGCGCCGCGATATCAAGGATATGTTTACCGCGTTTGCAAACGATGGATTGATTGAACAATCCACCGCGAATATGCACGCAAGCGCATATTGGGCATGTTACATTGCGGGCGAGAAATTCAATCCCGCCGCCGTGCAAAACAAAAGCAAGGCAAATGTAAAATCCGGCAAAGCCAAAACAACAAGTATTGCTGACTTGGGCAAAGCGTTAGCCAAAGCGTTGGAAATGGCGCGTACCTTAAAGCAAACGGAAACCGCCGCCGCTTTGCTCGATATGGTTTTGGAAATTGACCCCGAATTCACCGAATAAACTTATATCGGATATAACTTTCTAACCAACCACCCCGCCTCGGCGGGGTTTTTTTGCGCCCGTGATTTACTATCACTACTATCAGCGGGTGAGTTGGCATAGGTGAGTGAGCGTGAGCGTGTTACGCATGTTACAGGCTGTTACAATTTGCCTGTAACAAAGCAAAGGCAAAATCCAAAATAAAAAAGCCAATGAAATCAATGAGTTAGAGAGAGTATATATATTATATTTTTTTATTTTTAGTGTATGTTACAGTGTTACAGGCTTTTTGGCTCTCGAATCCAAATATCGGTTTTTGGGCGCAGGTATAGCAGGTATCACGAAATATTTTGAGTTTGGGTTCATACATTCGTGTTTTTCCGGAAACACCCCAAAAACCCTGTAACATGCGTAACACTGTAACAATCCAGCATTGGCGCGGCTTCCAGCGTTACAGCACCCTTTTTACACCTGTAACACCTGTAACATGAAATATGATATATACTACAACTCCCTGAACTTATATCGATATAACTATGACCAAACTACTGTCACTCGACCTACCCGACACCTTCGCAGATGCGTTGGCGAACTCCCACGAATCCAAAGACCTGCACATGGCTGCTGCGGCTGCACTGATGGCATGGGTCAAGCGAACCCCACAACCCGCCTATGCCAAACCCGACCTAGCCAAACGAGATGCGGAGATTGTGGAGAATGTATTGCAGAAGCACCAAACCCGTGCCAATGTAGCGCGGGCGTACAACCTATCCGAAATCCGCATCCATCAGATTATTGCCAAGCACAAGAAGGGGACACCCTTACAGGGGGAAACATATATCTGATATAACTTCGGTTTGGGGCTTGACAAGCCCCTCTATACATGCTATACTGACTCTAATCAGTTGGGATATCGCTCCGAACTCTAGTCCACCACCTACCTACACGGGGACGCCGCTCTTTAACAGTCCGTACTCAGGATTCTTGTTTAGATATAACCAAACATATATCGATATAAGTTTCCCAATGAAACCGCCGCTGCAACAATGCAGAAACCAACAGGATGCCTTCGTGGCTGCCTCCCTTGGCGAATAGGCGTTGGGTGTAGTCCCAACATTGTGTCGGATTGACAACCCATGGACACAATGCAAAGCAGACCGACACTACTTAACTGGGTGCAGCCCTCTAGCGTAACGACCTATGACTGCTTGGAACACGAACCCCTTCGGGGGAATATGCGTGGACGACAACCCCTATCGTGGTCGCTATGTGACCTTCACTAAAAGAAGGCTTAGCGCATTGGGCATACATGAGTGTGTCCTTTGCGGTGAGTGTCTCACCAAAGTTATATTGATATAACTTCTATACCTGAAAGGAACCTTATGAACTCGTACGAAGTAACCATTGAGCGTGTCGAAGTGACGATTGTGTTTGTGGAAGCGGAGAACCGCAAGGAAGCCGAGTTACTGGCTTGGCAGAAGTTCAACCCTGTGAACTACGGCTTGGGTAGTTCGGACATCATCAATGTTAAACAAGTGGAGGATGTGCAATGAACGAGCGATACCTACCAATCTGTACCTGCTGCTACGCAGTAAGGGTAGAACCCCAACGAGCGAGAGCCCTGCGCCCCACCTGTGCTGAGTGTGGGGAGAAACTGGCGCAGCGTGTCAAGCACACGATTGCACCTATGAACAAGAGCAACTATATGCTGTTCACCGACCCTGAGATGCTGAAACAACTTAACCCGAAAAGGACATGACATGAAAACAAGTGAACTGACAGGAGCCGCCCTCGATTGGGCAGTGGCTAGGTGTGAGGGTGACGAGCCATGCAAGGCTGGGGGCGTTGGTCTGCGGTACTCGACAGACTGGCTTGCAGGTGGGGCAATCATTGAGCGTGAGGGTATGGGCGTGTGGATGTACCAATGGAACGAGCAAGGCGAACCCGAGGCAGGATGGTATGCCGAGGATAAAGACGGAGACCATGTGCGTACTGGCGCAACACCACTGATTGCAGCCATGCGCTGCTATGTTGCAAGCAAACTGGGTGACGAGGTTGACCTCCCACCGAACCTATAACATATATCAATATAACTTTTAAGGAACCAATCATGACCGCGTACGACAAAATCAAAGAACACCTGCGTTTCCATGCCTACAAAAAGGGGCAATACAAAGGCGATGCGCCAGTAGACAGACGCAGCAAATGCCAATTCAGGGTAGCCGACCGAGGCGACCATGTGGCGGTGGTGTTTCACAGTAGCGATATTTTCAGGGTGTACCCCGATGGCAAACTGACTGTGCATTGCAATGGGTGGGTGAACTCCATGACCACCAAGACCCAGTTGGGAGTCGCAGCCCGTATGTTCCTGCCCTATCGGCTCAGCATATACAACAAGGTTATAATGGGTATCAGTCAGACGACATGCAATGGGTACGCATACTACGATGGCATCACATTCGATGCGTTGGGCAACCTGCTGACCCCTGCACGAACCTTTGAAGCACGGCGTATCAACAAGGCTGAGAGCAAGGAATTCATGGAGGGTATCAAGACCTCGGGTTTCAAGGATATGTTTCCCTTGTTGTACGCAACGGCTCCGCTTGAGGAAGTGAAGTGGAGCGCAGGGCACATGAATAGCCCCGACCTGACTGACCCCGAACACGCTGACAACTGGGTGAACGTGGTGCAGAAAGCCAAGGTTGACCGTAGGTGGTCAGGCACATACCCGAACAATGTACTTATGTGGGTGGCGATTGACGATGCCAAGGGTGCGTGGTCACGCATCATGAAGGAATACAAACGACTTATGTACGACACCATAGCAACGGAGGTGACCCACACAGACCAACTCTAAACTTATATCGATATAACTTATCCCTTTCCTTACTTTTAATACAAGGCTTTTATCATGAATGTAACTCTATCTCAAGCAGCCAACATGGTCTGCACAATCGGCACCACCAACACAATCCTGCTGCGTGGTCAGCCCGGCATCGGTAAGTCAAGCATCCTTGAGGTGATGCGTGAGAATCTCCCTGACTACCATATCTGCTACATAGATGTAGCCAACCTCGACCTCGGTGACTTGGGTATGCCTGTCATCGACCGAGACAACATGACCACATCGTATGCACCGAATACTCGGTTCGGTGTGGGGCGTGACCAAACAAAGCCTGTCGTACTCATGCTCGATGAGTTGGGTAAGGCGAGCCGACCTGTGATGAATATGCTGCTGCCTGTAATCTTGGAGCATCGCATTGGGGATGTACCCCTGCCCAAGGGCAGCATTGTGTTCGGCACTACCAACCTCGACACCGATGGCGTGGGTGACAACATCCCTGCCCATGCGTTCAATCGTATGACTGTGTTAAATGTAGGCAACCCGACCTTTGATGAATGGCTGCCGTGGGCTACCAACAATGGCGTAGCACCCGAGGTGATTGTGTTTGCTAAGCAGACACCCGAGGTATTCGACTGCTATGTTGACCTCGACCCCAAGGTGAAGAACCCCTACATCTTCAACCCCCTGACTGGCAACACCAAGGCGTTCTGTTCCCCTCGCTCATTGGTCAAGGCAGGTCACATCGTGAGTCAGCGTGATGTACTGGGCGCAGCGACCCTCCCTGCATTGGCGGGTACAGTAGGTGAAGCGGCTGCTCGGCAGATGGATGCGTTGGTTAATCTCGCTGACCAGTTGCCCATGTTCGAGACCATCGTTAAGTCACCCGATAAAGCCAAGGTGCCTGATGGTGCAGGTGCGCTGTTCATTCTTGCCTTCATGTTGGCGGGGCGTGTGACCGAGACGACTATGGATGCGGTGATGGAGTACGCCGACCGCATGGGTGTGGAATCGTTCGAGGCATACAGCCTGTTCGTTATGTCCGTGGCTACCAACAAAGCCAAGGTGGGCATGGCGTGTAAGAACCGTAAGTTCACCGCAGCCGCAGCCAAACTCGGCAAATTTTTCTAAGAGGTTCTATAAGGAAGGACTTCTATCATGTTGATTACTGAACGCACTTCAAACGGGCGCACCATCGTCCGTCTACATAAAACTTGGCATCCGCAGAAAGCACTGGGTGTGCCCAAGTTACCCGACTTTGTATACCGCAGGCAACAAGCCGAGGTGAAATCATGAGCCTGCTCACTCGAATACTTATATCGATATATGTTTTAGCCGCTGTTGTATTAGTACTAGACCTAACTACTTGGAGACCACTATGAATGTATCTGACCGTATCAAGAAAGCCCACATCGCTGTGATGCAGCACAAAAAGTTCTGCGTATTTGCAGGGGTGCTAGCGTGTGGCAAAGTGACTGTGACTGAGGATGTACCAACCGCCTGTACCGATGGGTGGAATGTCATGTACAACCCCAAGTTCATCGAAGAGAACATGGCAGACGATGCCGAGTTGCGTTTCCTTGTATTGCATGAGGCGACACACAAAGCATACCGACACCTGACTGTATGGAAAGAGTTGCACAACACGAACGCTCGACTTGCGAATGTGGCTGCTGACTACTTTGTCAACGGTGTACTGCACGATACCGATGCGGGTGAGGGCTTTGTCAAGATGCCCAAGGTTGGTATTAAACCTAAGCCTAAGTACAAGGGTTGGTCAGTACTGCAAATCTTTACCGACCTCGAGCAAGAGGACGACGAGGGTGGGCATGGTGGTGACCTTGATGACCATGACTGGGATGGTGATGGTGAGGGGCAGATACCTACCGAGCGAGAGATGGAGGATGAGATTGGTCGTGCCCTGCGACAAGGCGAGATTATGCGTAAGAAGCGTAGCGCAAATGGTTCGGGGGGTGAGGACGGTGCGTTCGGTGACCTGCTCGCTCCCAAGGTGGACTGGCGCAAAGTGTTGCGTGACTTCATCCAAGAGACCTGTGCGGGGCGTGATGAATCATCGTGGGCTAGACCTAATCGTAGGTTCCTGAGTGAGGACATTTACATGCCGACCATGTTGGGTATGACTATGACCGAGTTGGTCATCGGGTTCGACACATCAGGCTCGGTGTTTGGCAGCCATGAGATGACGCTGTTTGCATCGGAGACTACTCGGGTGATTGAGGATGTCAAGCCAAGCAAAGTGCATGTGGTGTATTGGGACACCGATGTGGTAGGTCATCAGACATTCGAGGATGGGCAGTTCGCTATCCAAGACCTCAAGCCCAAGGGTGGTGGGGGTACCGATGGTGCGGTGTTGTTTGATTACTTGCGTGAGAAGAACATCCGACCTCAAGCCATCATCCAGTTCAGCGATGGATATGTAGGCGACTGGGGGCGTAGTGACTGCCCGACTATGTGGGCGTTGACGACCGACCTTAAAGCACCATACGGTGTAACTATTAACTTAGGAGAATGATATGGGATACCGTTCAGATGTAACCGTGGTTGTCTACCCTGACGAGCGCGACCAAGATAAGTACAACACCCTCAAGGTGTTGATGGGTACTACATTCAAAGAGGTGCCGTTCGATGATTGCATGAGTTGGCGTGACGACAAGTGTGTGTTGGTATACAAAATCATGGATATGAAATGGTACGACTCCTACCCCGAGGTTCAAGCGTTCCTGCGTATGCTCAATGTGTTAGCGAATGAGGTTGAGGAAGGCGCAGGTATCGGGGGATACAACTACGAGATGGTGCGCCTTGGTGAGGACGCAGACGATACCGAGCAATCCCAAGCCGGGGAAGCCGTAGAGTACTGCATCAGTGTTACCCGTGATGTGTCGGTGGACTTATGAAAATCGTATGGAACCACTCAGAGGAACTCGTTCATGGCAACCTGTATATCAACGATATGCGGGTGGGTTGGATACAACCCTACGGTGATGCTGTTCGTGCAGTCGTAGCACCCAAACTGCGTGAGGCAATGGACAGCCCCGCGATATTTATCTATCGTACCCAAGAGGAAGCAAAGACCGAACTCGAGGGTATCTGTACGGCACTACTTATTGGAGAGCAATATGGAACTTAAATGGAGTACCGATGGAGTGGATACCTATGCGCTGATGTATGGGTGGGCACCAAAGCAACGAGAAAGAGTCGCGTCTATTAGACAGCGAACGGACGACACATGGAGCATCACCTTGTCGTACAACATAGCACCTATGGACTTGGACTACAAGTCCCGCTATGCCACCGAGCAAGAAGCCAAAGAGGCAACAGAGGACTTGGTACGAGTACTAATCATTGGAGGACATCATCGTGGACGCTAAAGAACTAAAGGAACGCTACCCCAAGCGTTTCAGGGATGAGTATTGGAAGTGGACTGGGTACGCCGCCGACTATGACTGGTGGGAGTACATCCAAGACGAATTCAAGGCTGACTGTGCCCTCAAGGGGGTGCGTGTGGACGACATTACTTTCTGCGGGTTCTATTCGCAGGGTGATGGGGCGGCGTTCGCAGGTAAGGTGTATGTGTACGAGTGGATGGAGATTATGAAACTCGACGAGCAGTACCCCATTGCGTACCTAGCATGCAAGACAGACGGTGGCTATGTAACCTTGAGGAAAGGTAGCGGCTACAACATGCTATCCAACTTGGAAGAGCAAATCGCTTACTCCGAGCCCGAAGGACTATTCGCAGAACTCGACGAGATGGAGTGGCGTGAGTTAGTGGAGGAGCAGTTCGATGCCATGAGTGTCGAGTCAGAGATTCTCACCTACTGTGAGGACTTAGCAAAAGACTTGTTCAAGTCCCTGCGTGATGAGTACGACAGCCTGACCAGTGAAGAAGCGTTTATTGAATCGTGTGAATGTAACGAAATAACTTTTGAGGAGATTGAAGATGAAGCATTTAATTGAAATAGCGGGTATCACCATACTACTTGACCCTGACGCATTGGCTGCGATATACAAAATCTTGGATACCGGCGAACAGATTGAGCAGACATACAAGGGTGAAAACAAAGGTACGCGGGGTGACCGCATGCAGTACATCGACGAGATTAAACCTGTTGACCCTCGTGGTTGGCTAAAGACTACTGTCATGAGCCAAGACTACTACGACACCATAAAGCTGGTAGCCAAACTAAACCCATAACTTATATCGATATAAGTTCTACCCAAACAGAAAGAAAATCATGACTACACATATTGCAGGTGTTGCTCGGGCTGCCATGCTCGTTGACTTAAATATCGCTACCTACTCGGGGCGCAAGCAGGACAAGAGTACTCAGGCAGAGGTCACGCTCTCCAAGGGTTCAGGCAGTAAGAAGGCTGCGTCTGTCTACAAGAATCTGTTCGCTGAGTGTAAGGAGTTGGAGGCGGTGACGAAGTTCCAAGCCCGTGCCCGTAGCGAGCATTACAGACTCACACTACCTTGGAACGATAGGGGCGCACGACTGTTGCCTACTGCGTCATTGCTCGACTACAAGGGCGTGATGAACAGATACCAAAACGAGTTTCAGATGTTGGTGGATGCGTTCCTTGACAAGTACGAGACCTTGGTGGCTGCGGCTGCGTTCCAGTTGGGTACGCTGTTCGACCGTGAGGAATACCCTGACCGTCATCAGGTGGCGCGTAGGTTTCGTATGGACATTGCGTTCGTACCGCTACCAACTTCCGGAGACTTTCGGTTAGATGTAGAGAGCGAGGTACAGCGAGAATTAATGGAGCAGTACGACAGACGCCTCGCTGACCAGTTGGCTACGGCTACCCAAGATTCATGGTCACGACTGCATGAGGCACTGACCCGACTAAGCACACGCTTGACCGTAGATGAGGATGGCAAGAAGGCGGTGTTCCACGACACCGTGGTGACTGGAGCGTTGGAGTTGTGTGGGTTGCTGACCGCCATGAATGTAACCAACGACCCTGAGTTGGAGAAAGCTAGGCGTAAGCTTGAGGGGGTATTGTCCGGAGTAACTCCCAAGGAACTGCGGGAGGAAGATGGTACCCGTGTATTAACCAAGCAGAAGGTCGATGAGATTCTCTCTGCATTTGATTGGGGCAATGATGGAGTTTAGATACGAGGAGAACGGCGGTGAGTTCATGCTTACTAAATGGAGGGGGAATAAGAAAACCCATATCTCTCGCCCTGTGGAACACATGGCGCAGTGGCTTAAAGATGTACTCGCCGTGGCTACGGTAGGTGGGCACATATCGGTGACGCAGCACCCACCGCCGGAAAAGTTGCTGTACTTTGATACGGATGACCAATACAACCTAACTGGGTTCAATACCCTGAAAAGAGACATATGAATTACGACAACCTAACCAACGAGGAACTCCTTCGGGAGGTCTATCTGCAAAACGTAAAGAGCCGACTGGTTGTACTCCTAGCCGAAAGGCTGGAGATAGCCGAGCGAATGATTGAAGAACTTACCAACGAACTAAACGAGGACTAACATGACATCACTACTAGGACAAAAATTGCAAGAAGCCATCACTAGCTGGGAAACTAAACCCAAAGGACAACACCGGTTCGGTGTAACCAACAACGTAACGCGCTCTACATTTAACTATGTGCGAGACAACCCCGGCTGCACCCGCAAGTCCGCCATCGAGGCACTTGATGCGCAAGGATTCAAACAAGCCTCTACCACATCACTACTATCAGTAATGGTTAGGCAACGACTGTTTAGAGAAGCACCCGATGGGACGCTGTACGCCAATGTTGCCGAGTACACACCACTTGCACAGAGTCAGAAGAAGGTTAAGAAAACTAAGACCAAGGCTCGAGAGCGTGTTGAGGCAATACCTGTTGCCCACATGGACTTAGACCGCTCGCAGAAACGAGCACAGTTAATCATGCACCGTACACCGGACGACATGGACAAGTACATCGACACACTCAATGTACGCCAAGCCAAGATACTTATGGAGAAACTCAAAGCAATCTTTGGGGAAGCGATATGAGCAAGATAAAAATCCAACTGGTAGAAGACGAAGAAACCCCATCAACATGGGAGTGGATGTGGAGCAGCTTGATGACGTTCATCAAATGCGTGGGTGTGTTCGCTGCCATCTGCGTTGCCATTGGTTATTTCAGTGATACCAAGGCGCAGTCTAAGCAGTGCGAACCCAGTAAAACCGTATTAGCTAGGAGCATATTCAAATGAAAGAATACTTAATAAACAGAAGCGACACACCAGCATTTCCATTGCATAACCACGGTACACAAACACTTGGTATGCACTTCACAGGCATGACCCTGCGTGATTACTTTGCAGCCAAGGCTATGCAGGGATTTTTAACTGGAGACTACGACTTGTACGCACATGAAGTGGTACAAAGAGCTTACGAAATGGCAGACGCAATGATGAAAGCGAGGGAGCCATGAGCATCCACATAAACGTAAGCCCACAGTTCACACAGTTTAAGCCCGACCGGATAGATAAACATGGGCCGGGTTGGTCAGTGGGCAGAGTTAATAAAGCCATAGCAGACGAATTGACAGCCGAGTCAGGTACATACATTACGAGGAC